CTCGACTCCATCCTCCCCACAAGCGGCCCCGGCTCGATCTCATCGCTCACCTCGTCGTCTACTGCGAAAGGCCCGCTTCGTCCACAGTATCTCCCGCTCAAGCAAGCCGTGTCGATCAAGAAGATCGCGTCGTTTCGCGAGAACCTGGCGTGGGCCTGCAACAACTCGGCGAACGATCCGGACGAAATCGACGTGACCACGATCCCGTCGCGGTTTGCGATTCGGCTCCTCGACTACGTGCAGTTGTCGCCGGCCAACTTCGAAGAAGCGATGAGCAACCTGAAGGCGGTCGCATCGGACAAGAAATCGAGCGACGCCGCGGCGATGGCGGAACTCGACGAGCATCGGCAGACGCGGCAACTCGACCGCATCTTGGAAAAGTTCAGCCTCAACGGAGTGCCACAAGCACAACCCCCGGCCCCACCCGTTGAGAACATTCGTCGCACCGGTTGATCCGGAGCAGAACGCCCGCTTCCGCCGCGAACTCGCCGAGGCCTGCCGGGATCCCGTGATCGGGCCCGAGTTGCAAGCCGATCTCCGCGCCGCGTGCGCCGCCGATCCCGTCTTCTTCATCAACACGTTCTGTTGGACGTACGCGGTGAAGGACTCGGCCGACGAGCCCGACGTGCCGTTCATCCTGTGGGACTATCAGGCCGACGCGATTCGCAAACTCGACGCCGCGATCGGCAAGTCCGATGTGCTGATCGAGAAGTCCCGCGACATGGGTGCGACGTGGCTCGTGCTCGCTGTTTTTCTCCACAGATGGATGTTCCGCCGCCGCCAGTCGTTCTTGATCGGCTCGCGAAAAGAAGACCTCGTCGACCAACTCGGCAACCCGGGGTGCCTGTTCTGGAAGGTGAGATACTTAATCTCGCAACTCCCGGGCTGGCTGCGGCCGCCGGGTGACTTGATCGACGACCGCTCGATGCACATCGAGAACCACGTCACCGGTAGCGTGATCGACGGCGAGTCGACGAACGATAACTTCGCACGCGGTGATCGACGCACGGCGGTATTCCTCGACGAGTTCGCGGCCGTGCAGAACGGGTCGCAAATCCTCTCCGCAACTCGCGACGTGTCGAACTGTCGAATCTTCAACTCCACACCGGCCGGTGCGAGCGGAGCGTTCTACGAGACGCGGCAGAAGATGGCGAAGTCCGCGCCGCACCGCATCATCCGGCTCGACTGGACGCAGCACCCCGGCAAGCGGCTCGGTCTGTATCGCGGTGAGAAGTCCGGCAAGATCGAGTTCTTCGATAACTACCAGTTCGACCAGAACTACCCGTTCGTGTGCGACGGGAAGATGCGGTCGATCTGGTACGACGAGCAGTGCCTCCGCGCCTCGCACCCCCAAGAAATCGCCCAAGAACTCGACATCGACTACGCGGCGAGCGGGTGGCAGTTCTTTAGCGAAGACGCGTTGCGACCGCTCATCGCTCGCACCACAGCGCCGCTGCTTCGTGGCGAGTTGACGTTCTCGGAGAAGGGGAACGACCCGCGGTGGATGCCGGGGAGTTTGAATTTGAACTCGGCCGTCGCCGCGGCTCAACCCCGGCTGCAGTTGTGGATCCCGCTCGACGCGAAGAACAATCCGGCCGAGGGCGAGTACCTCGTCTCGGCGGACGTCGCTGTGGGAAATGCGAGCAGTGACTCGTCGTCGTCGGTGATCTCGATCGGCGACGCTCGCACCAATCGCAAGGTCGGGCAGTTCGCCTCGAACGCGATCAAGCCGCACGAACTGGCGTACTACGCGATCGCGTTATGCAACTGGTTTCACGGCGCGAAACTCACGTGGGAAACCAACGGCGGCGTCGGCGGCGGATTCACGAAGATCGTTCGCGAATGCAACTACCGCAACGTCTACCGCAAGACGAACGACAAGGGCTTCGATCTCGAAACGACCGGTCAGATCGGTTGGCACTCGCACAAAGACACGAAGCAAGTGCTGCTGCATGACTACGCTCGGGCGCTGATGGAGTCGCTATTCGAGAACCCCTGCAAAGAGGCGATCGAAGAGTTGCGGGAGTACGTGCATGCACCGGACGGGAGCATTGTTCACGACAAGGCGAAGAAGAGCCGCGACCCGAAGGACGCGAACGCGAATCACGGCGACATGGTCATCGCGGATGCGCAACTGTGGATGCTGATGAGCGAGCGGGTGGCGGCGGGAAAGGGTGGCGATGAGGTGACGGAGTATCCGGTGAACTCGTTCGGGTGGCGGCGGGAGCAGTTTTTGAAGGGACAGCGGGAAGTGAATTACTACTAAGGGAGAATTGCCTTGAGCATTATTGCGATTGATTTTGATGGCACGATCGTCACGCATGAGTTTCCGGCGATCGGCGACGTAAACCCGGAAGCGTTTACGTGGATGAAGAAGTTTCAGGAAGTCGGCGCGAATCTGATTCTCTGGACGATGCGAAGCGACGGGCAGGACTGCGGTCCGGTTCTCACTGAGGCAGTCGAGCATTGCCGCAAGAACGGAGTGGAATTTTTCGGCGTCAACTCCAACCCCGAACAAGCCGCGTGGACGGCTTCACCCAAGGCTTACGCACACCTATACATCGACGACGCGGCGTTTGGGTGTCCACTGCGGGAGAATCCGAAGTGCGGCGGTCGCCCGATGGTGGACTGGGAGAAGGTCGGACCTGCAGTAATGGCGATGCTTCGACCTGCGGAACCTGCCGATTCACTTCCGCCCCCCAACTCCCCTACCCTTCACTCATAGCCGCGAATTCTCTCCCCCTCGCACCACGGCCGCCCATCCCGCATGGACTTCCGCGACCAAAAAGCCCTCGGCCGCCTCAAAAACGCGCTCGCGTGGTCCGACCAGCAGCTTTCCATGTTCCGCCAGAAGCGGATGGACACGCTGCAGCAGTACGTCGGCTACCACTACGGCGCGGGCGGTGCGACGGACAAGGTGCCGATCAACCTGATCGCGACCGGCGTCAACGTCTACCAGCGGCAAGTCTCGGTCGCCGAGCCCCAAGCCCACATTTCGACGCCGTACAAAGAGTTACAAGCGTCGGCCGCCGAGTTCAAACTCGCGGTCAACCAAAAACTCGCGAAACTCAACGCCGAAACGGCCTTAAACACCGCCGGACTCGAAGCGTTGTTCATGCTCGGGTGCGTGGAAGTCGGAATCGACGGCGAGGGCGAGCCGTTCATCGAGCCGGTGCTGTTCGACGATCTGATTTTGGATATGTCGGCGAAGTCGTGGGGCCAAATCGGCTACGTCGGGCACCGGTTCCGCATGCCGGCGGAGTGGGTGAAGAAGAATCCCGCCTACAACAAGGCGGTTCGCGAGTCCGTGGTGCCGAGCGAAGTCTTTTCTTCCACAGGCGACGGCAACGGCGATAGCGAAACGCAGTCGCAAACGCTCACGATGGGCGGCACTCGCAAGGTCGAGGAGTTTCAAGACCACGTGGAGCTCACGCAGCTCTACTTCCCCGGCGAGAAGATGAAAATCGTCTACGCGGGGAACGATCCGACGAAGTTGCTGTCGAGTGTGAAGTGGAAGGGGCCGAGTTACGCCGGCACCGACGCGACGAAGGTCGGAATGTACCACTTTCACTCGCATATGCAGGTGCCGGGCAATCTGATGCCGGTCGGCATGGTGCAACTGTGGCGGGATTTGCACGACGTCGTAAATCGGCTCGCGAACAAGGCCTTCCGCCAGGCTGAACGACAAAAAACGCTGCTCGCGGTGAAGGGCAACGCGGCGAAAGACGGCGAGCGAATCCGTTCGGCCGGCGATGGCGACGCGATCATCGTCGAGAATCCGGACGACTGCCAAGAAAAGTCGACCGGTGGTGCGAATCAGCAGACACTCGGCACGGTCGCGTGGGCCAAGAACCTCGCGAACTACATGGGCGGCAATTTCGACGCTCAAGCCGGGCTCGCCGCTTCCACGGACACGGTCGGCCAAGACACGTTGCTCGCCAACGCCGCGGGCGGCACGGTGTCCGAGATGCGGAAGCAGATGCTCAAGTTCGCACGCTGCGTGATCGCCGACTTGGCGTGGTGGATGTGGACCGACCCGATCGGCGAAGAGCCGGTGTCGCGGAAGATCCCCGGCGCCACGGAGCAACTGACGTTCAAGTGGGATCGCTCGCGACGCAAGGGTGACTTCCTTCAATACAACTTCGACATCGAGCCGTATTCCGCCTCGCACCGCACGCCGCAAGAGCGGTTGCAGATGCTCGACACGCTGATGGGCAAGTTCATCGCGCCGCACCTCGAAGGCATGATGGCGAACGGCATGATGCTGGACTACGAGAACCTGATCAAGACCGCGGCCGAGTTGTCCGGAATGCCGGAATTCGCACATCTGATTATTTACCAGTCCGGCGAGCAGAGTCCGAATCAGCAACCGGGCACGGCGGACGGGCGGCCGAAGGTTTCGAATGTGAAGCCGAGTCCGATGGGTGGCGGTGGGCCGGGTGGGGCTGCGACGGTTGATCCGATGAGCAAGATGGAAGAAACGATGATGTCGAAGATGATGAGCGGCGAGATGGGGCAGCAGGCGATGGCGGGGTAGTTATTTAACGCGAGGCATGCATGGCATTGGCACCGATTTCGAGAGAAGTTCGCGACAGTAAGACGGAAGAACTTCTTGGCTGGATTGTCCAAGAGAAGTTTCCGATTAATGGCAAAAATTACGTGTTCGCGCTGGCAGACAATGACGGAATGGTGCTGCTCGGAATCAAACACGTCAACTTGCCTTGGATGTACATCAGCCACGGGCATGAAACATACGTTGCGATTGGCGCGGACCGGCACAACGACCTTCCATCGCTGATGCTTCTTCCCGGCTTCATCCCATTTCAGGGCATGAGGGAAGTGCCTTTGGTGCCACGACCGCGAGTAGCGGAAACTGATTCTTCACTTCCCCATCCCGCCCCGTAATCATTCCAACATGAGCAAGGAGTCCAAGCCCGCCGCTGAAGAAACCTTCGCACGACGTAAATGGTCGTGGGACGACGGCGTTTACGACATCACGCCGATCGTTCGCACCGCACCGTACACAGGCACTTCCGGCCCGACGATCTTCGTCAAAAACGAAACCGCGAACAAGAAGCGACGCGACAACACGAACACCCGCTGGCCGATCGTTTCCGAGAACGCCGGCTGCCAACCCGAGCAAGTCGCCGAAGCGAACGCCAACTGCCGCAAGATGGGCATCGCCGCCGAGTACATGCCCAACGGCGACGTCGTGTGGAGTTCGCCGCAAGCCAAGCGTGATCACATTCGTTCGATCGGACTGCACGACCGCAGCGCGTACTACTAAGACTCAGGACAACTGACCAAGCCGCGAGCAAGCGGCATGCACAACTCAAGGGGACGGTCGACAGCACGACCATCCCGGCACGGCTGAAACGGGCTTGATCACCCGCGAGAAGCCTGACACTTCGCTGCCCTGCAGGGGGCGGTCGTTCAACACGGCCGTCCCCTTTTTTTATTCCCAGGCAGAGGCAAAGCGAACCATGACGACCGACATTCTCGAACTCGACGCCCCGACGACTGCGACTCAAACGTCCACGGCTACTGCCGCACCCGCAGCCGTCGCCGCGTCGACCCCCTCCCTCCCTGACGCCGCAGCCGTTGCCTCCGGCTCGCTGGCGTCCGATCCGGCGTCCGCTTCGGCGGCTCCGTCGGACTCGTACACGCTCGGCACGTCGGAAGAGTTCGACGTGATGGAGTCGCAACTTGATCTACGCGATCCCAAGCCGACCAAACCGGCCGACGCCGCTGTGGCAAGTGCCGGCACGCCCGCCGCGGACAACGCCGCTGCCGATACCTCCGCTGCCGATACCTCCGCTTCCACAGCCGCCTCCGCGAAGCCCGCGGCCGGACTCGAAGCGTTCTCCACCACAGACCTCGACACCGCTCGCCACTTCGGATTCACCGATGCCGAGCTCGCGTCGATCAAGACTCCCGATGCCCTGCAACTGGTTTTGACCGCGTTGGATCGGCGTGAACTATCCGCCGCTCGTCCATCGCAGAGTCAACCCGCCGCAGCCGTCGAAGGTCAGCCGGCCGCCAAGCCGACCGACGCCCCCGCCGCAACGACGACTCCTTCCGCCACAGCCGATCTCGGGCTCGAAAAGCTCGAACTCGACTTGACCGGGTGGGACGACGAAGCGGCAGCGATGTTCAAGAAGATCGCCGACCACCACAACGCTCAGCTTGAAAAACTCGCGGCCCGACAGGCTGCGGTTCAACAGGCCGCGCCGGAAGTCGTCGCTC